CGAACGCAGACATCACCGGTCTTACAACTATTTACACATTCCCTCCAAAAATTACGCCAGAGGGTGCGTTCTCTCCAGGACAAACGCCTAACCAGTTCAAAGGCGCAATCGTCTTTACGTTCATTGAGCGTCAAAGCGAACAGCGAGTGGCTTACGGTGGATCTCATAACGGACGTAAGTTCGTAACCTACGAGTTTGTGTTCTCTTGCTACTACCGAAGCATCCAAGGCCAAGCCGAAGTTGCAGCTATGGGCAATGAGACATTCCTAGACTCGTTCGTAACTGCCATCCGTGCTAACCGTACAGCTGGCGCACCTCAGAACACACAGAACAATGTGTGGCAGTGGGGCGAAGCAGGAGTTGGGGGCAAAGGCCCAGACATTCAAGTTGAATCAGACCTGCCAGTTTTGCTTGGTGGAGCTCAAGAAGTAACTCAAACATTCTCAACAATCCGAGTAACCGTACTCGAAGAGGTAGACACATGACCCAATACAAATACAACGGCTATTACACCAAGGTCTATACAGCGACTAAGGATGCCAACGGCAAAGTCCTTCTTGCTGTCCCAGGGCAGACTTACAATTTAGACACTGCCCCTGACTCATTCTGGTCTGCCGTATCTTCCTCCAAGAAGGCCCCAGAAGCCCCTGTAGAGCCCTCTACAACAGAACCTGAATCAACCCCTACCCCAACAGAAAGTGAGCCACAATAATGGCTGCATATTTAGTAGCAAATAGTTACCTCGGAATTATGCCAGAGGCATCACGAGGTGTACTTAACACAGGAGGGACACCAATCTATGTGCCAGTTACCGGCCCACAAGTAACGCCACAGCAGACTTTTCTCCGTGACGAGGCCCTTCGTGGATCACCTGTCATGCTTTACGATGAAGTTCAGGGTGTACGCCACGACGAATACGACGCAAAGATTTACCTTTTTGCTGACACATTCCCTTATTTGGTTAAGTCAATCCTTGGTGGAATAGACCAGGTGGACGGTGCAGGACCTTACGTTCACAATATGTTCTTGCTAAACGACGCAACTATTGGTTCACAGCCAGAGTCATTTTCAATTCTTGACTTTGACGGTGCTAACTACTTCACTATGCTTGGCGCACAAGCCGATCAACTAGAAGTTACTTTTGGCGCAGAGGCAGCAGCAGAATCAACAGTTAAGTTCTTTGCTAACCCTTACACATCATCAACAGTTGCTCCAGCTCCATTCGGCGCACCTGACTTGTCAACAGTTCACATGATTCCAGCGTGGGACACCTCAATCACATTTGGACCTACTGCTGGCGCACAGACAACCGTGAATTACATTTCAGACGGAACGATTACCCTTGCACGCAAGACAGCACCTATTTTCACAATGGGCGCACAGGCCCCATACCAAAACTTTGCTGGTCCTATTGACGTATCAGGTAAGTTCACCGCAGTAGTTGACTCAGACGAGGATCCATGGTCAATCGGAGCAACAGCCGACGCTTTGTCATACTCGCCACAGTCTTTGTCTATTAAGTTCACAGACCCTAACGACGCAGTAGGCGCAACTCCGTACAGCATTGAATTTGCAATGTACAATGTACAATTCATGAACGTAAAGCGAACTCGTGGAAAAGCCTTTACAGAGGTAGAGGTAGAGTTCTCTGCACGAGCTAACGCAGCAGACTCAGACATTGGCTACTCGCCTCTTGTCGCAATTATTACAAACGCAACTTCAACCGCTTACTAAATAACCCAAAGGGGAAACAATGCCAGCAATAAACCTTCCAAACAATCAGTCAGCCATCTTGTATGCACGAGACGAAGTTACCGAGCGCACAGCTCGCACCATCTCTCGTTCGTACATGAAAGCGGCTGGTACGGCAGCAAAATTGACTAACCTAGGATTTGACGAGGCTAAGCCTGAGTCATGGACTATCTTTGCTGAGATTTCAGACGAGGACAGAGACAACCTAGACGGTTATCAAGCTGCTCTTATTGCTGGAATGGTTAAGTCTTGGTCATTGGGCGATTTGCCTACGACTGATTCTGCACTTGATTTGCCTAAGCCTGTCTTTGAGGCATTGGCCGAGGCTTGCGCTAACGAGTTCAACAACACCCCAGACTTTTCGCCAGACACCGACCCAAAAGCCCCTACCGCCGACTAGCACGGCTGGAGGCAGCACTTAGAGGCAAAGATTCAGAAGTAGACATAGAGGTTGCTAGCCTTTATCGTGAGTACCAATTTCGTAAAACGTTTGGTGGATCACATGACGACTTCCTTAACCAGCCTCGCAACGTAACAGACTGGCTTATTGCTATTAACAACACTATGAACGAGGTTCAGCGTGGCTGAGATTGTAACTGGCATTCCTAACTTTGAGGAATCCCTTGAGGCTATGAAAATTAGTGTTGATGAAGCAACTCGCAAGTTCGTTCTTCAAGGCGCAGAAGTAATCAAGCGTGAAGCCAAAAAGATGTTTATTACTGGCGCAGACGCAAAGATAACCGAATCATGGCGTTCAGACGCATGGCCTTTGCCAACTCGTCGCACCGGCAACCTGATGGCAAGCATCTATTCAGATGGTGCTAAGAAAACAGGTGAAGGAAAATGGGAATCACAGACCGGTCCTCACATTGTTTACGGACGACGCATTGAACTTGGGTTTCACGGATCAGGTCGCTGGCCTTACTACACGACTCGACCATTCCCTTATATGCAACCTGGTATTGACAACTCAATTCCACAGCTTGACATTCTTTTTAACTCACTCGTAATCGCTGCTCAGGAGGCGTAAAATGTCAGGACTTCTTCCACCAGTAGTCGCTACACTTATCGCCGACACCAAAGAATACATGGCGAAAATGACTGAAGCGCAAGTCAAAATGGGCGAGTTTGGCGCTGCTTCTAAGTCATCTGCTGGTCTATTTGGATTATCTGCCAAGACTATTGCCTTTGGTGCTGCTGGTGTTGCCGCAGCCGTTGGTGCTTATGCCGTTGACGCTGCTATGAAGTTTAACGAGCAAATGGACAAAGTTAAACTGCAAGCCGGTTTGACTAAAGAACAAACTGATGCTTTAGGAAAGTCAATTCTTAACATCTCCGCTTCTTTCGGAGTAGCAACATCAGACCTTGCCACAGGTGCTGTAATGATTGAGCAAGCCGGTATTAAAGGCGCTGCTGCTACAACACTTCTTAACAACGCAGCTAAAGCATCTATTATTACTAACGCTTCTGTTGCCGACACAACCAAAGCCATTGTTGCGGCTCAATCACTGCAAATTGCCAAAGGTTATGACGTAACTAAATTAACTGGAATCCTCGTAAAAGGATCACAAAGTTTTGTTGGTGGTCTTGCTGCTGAAGAACAAATGTTATCTGGTCGAGTTGGTGTTGCACTTTCCAATTATGGTCTAAGCCTTAAAGAAATTATCCCAATCGGGGCAATCTTTGCCAAAGTTGCATTGCCGACACGATCTATTGCTGCTTTCGCTAATGGTCTTGGCAACTTGGAAAAATCTACTAAAGACTCAAAGGGCAATTTGACCTCTTACGCTAAGGGACTTGAAGCCGTTGGTCTAAGTCAAGAAAAACTTGCTTCTGACATGCGTAAGGGAAACATTGTTGGTGTTATTACTCAACTCAAGCAAGCAGCTATTGAAACAGGTCAGCCATTATCCGTAATTACCAAAGCGGTCTTTGGAACTGGTGGCGGTTCTGCAAGTGTCCTTGTTAAGAACCTTAACGACTTAGCCGCTGCACAAAAGAACTTGACCGGAGCTGGTGGTAAATCACTAGCGCAACAGACACAGCAAGCCTTAATGACACCGGCTCAACAAATTAAAGTATTCCAGCAGTCACTTAACAAAGCAATGGTCAACTTGGGAACAGTTGCACTGCCCTGGGTTATCACAGGTGTTAAGTTTGCTACTGGTGTTCTTGAAACTCTTACTGGTCTAATTACTGGAAACTACAAAGGCAGAACAGCGGCAACCGGTGGTAAGGGTCAAGCTGTAAAAGATGTTCTGGGTAGTATTTGGAACGCCTTTGACCAAGAAGCAACTTCATTGGTGAAAACAGTTGTTGGTGGTCTGACATTTAACGACGTTGCAGCATCCAACGCATTTTGGAAAACCACTTCAATGCCATTTGCCTATCATCCTTCTACGGCTATTAAGCCACAAGGCAAGACCACTGTAAACTTAACATTGCACAGCCGTCAATCGGGAAGCAAGCGATAATGGCTGAGTTCAATTCAGTTGAAAATCAAGACTGGAACATAGTTCTCGACCTCAGCATTGTTTCAGAGGACTTAGCAAACAACCCAGCCTTCATTGCAGCCATAACCAAGCAAGTCCGTGACCAGATGACCAAAGACGTGCGCTGGATGGGCAACCTATTCGCTAAGTGGGCGCAGACTCAACCACCGGCCCCAACTACTAGGAAACGTGCGCAATGACACTTGCCTCGTTACCTACGCTGTCGGTGCAGATTGCCTTCACCCCGACCAACATCCAAAGCCTTACCCAGACTTGGACTGACGTTACGCCCTACGGTCGTGACTTCACTACTCGCCTAGGTCGTCAGCACTTCCTTGACCGTGTAGAAGCTGGAACGCTCAACATGACCGTCAACGAGCGCACAGGGTTCTTCCTCAACGGATCAGTCA